GCTGGCGCTAAACCTTTTCATCGAACTTTGGAGAATCCCTCATGCCACCCGTATCCGGTACTGCTGTCGTCATCTTTCTGATTTACTTCCTGCCCGCCATCGTCGGTGTGTGCCGCAAGCGGAAGAACGCGAACGCCATTGCAGTGGCGAACCTGATCTTCGGCTGGACGATCCTCGGTTGGGGTGTCTGCCTTGTGTGGGCGATGAAGAACGACTGATGAAAATTCTCGCCGTCGCTGCCCTGATCACTGCCTTCCTCACAGGGTGCGTGAATGCACCACCTGTACCGGGCACCCGTTTCTACTCGTCACCGCATCACCGTCACTGCCACTGAGAAGCCACATGAACACCTTCACCCATGCCGCACCTGTTGCGGAGAACCGCCGACTGAACTTCCTGCCGAAGATGTTCGGCACCAACTATTTTCTGAACGGTGAGGCCTCGCTGTTCGACTTCGCCCATGCCCTGATGCCTGACTATGCGGGCGGTCACTGGGAGTTCTTTCACCGCACGGGCGATGGTGTGCACTTCGCCGTTCCGAGCATGCCGGATGCAAGCCGCCTCTGTGTGAGCGGCAATTACTTTGACCGTGAAGTGTCGGCACAGGCGGCTGGCATAATCCTGTCGCTTTTTGCCCTGAACGCAATGGCTCACCGTGCCTCGTCCCGAGGTGATGAAACCGGAACCGACTTCCTCGCAGACCGGTATTACGCCCTGCGTGACTATGCGAAAGATCACCCTGACCGCGCTGCGATCTTCGCCGCCATTGACTGAACCCGAACCGGAGCGCCTGCCATGTCCACCGCAACGCCTGATGATCTGCTGCCAAGCACTATCGCGAAGAACCTGCTACTTGAGGTGATGGCCGAGCAGCGTGTCCGTGCCGTTGACCTGGCCGAACGGCTCGGCACGACCCGGCAGGTCGTCAACCGCCTGATCGACATTCGCCACCCGACGAAGATCGACGCTATCGAGGAAGCGCTCGCCGTGCTGGGCAAGCGCCTCGTCATATCCCTCGCTGACCTGTGATCGCTGCCCGGTGATCACCACCCGGATACAGCCTCTCTGACGGCCTGAGAGGCTTTCCCGCTCGTGCTACTGCCTGCCGTGCCTCACCAGCCTCCCTGACAGGCTGGTTTTCGTCGTTCCTGCCCCTAAATCCCTTCCTGCTGACTGCCCGACGCGAATACAGCCTCTCTGACAGGCTCGCGGGGGTCGGTCCATCTGCTAGTACCTGCTACACCTCGCCAGCCTGCCTGAGAGGCTGAATTCAAGCCAGCTTCAGCTTTACACCTCTGCGCCGGTCTGTTCTTCCCCTGCGGGAGCGTCGGCGCTACCGAGTTCGCGCAGTTCAAGCACGCCTTCATCCTTCGTCACGAATTCCTGATCGACGCCAGGCGCGAGCGTCTGGTCGTTGATCGTGTCGTGGTCAAGGATCACGCGGATTGAGTCCGCGCCGAGGTTCACGATGTTCACGCGCATGGCGGTTTTCTCCGTTCGGGGGTTGGCCTGCCGGAATGAAAAAAGCCCGCGACCGGTTGCACGGTGGCGGGCTTCTGTTTTCTCTGAAGGGACTACTCCAAGCATTGAAACGAACCTAGCGGGTTTGTCCCGCCGTGTCAACCAGTTTCGACGCGGGCGGCGTTGCCCCTGCGAGCGCCGCATGACCGAGCCGTGCGATCTGCGACAGCAGCGAACCTGCGGGCACTGTCGCACTGCCGCTCTCGGCCAGCGTGACGATCAGGCCGACGACCTCGGTCATGCGTTCAAGGTCAGCTTCAAGGCGGTGCGCCTTGTGGTGCGAATGGAGCATGAGGCGGTTCCGGGTGACGGGGTTCATGACTGCATCGGCATGGCTTCACACACGCCATGCGGAACGAAGGTTGATTCCAGGCGGCGCAGTGCCCGCAGTTCCAGGCCTGCCGATTCGCCATCGAGCCACTGAGCGACACGCCCGAGCGTTGACTTGTTCGAGCCGGTCTGTTTCGCGATTGCCCGCAACGAGTAGCCGTCGCGATACTGCTTCGGCACGTAGCGCCGCCAGATCAGCGCGTTCAGTGCAGCGTGATTCGTGATCGGTGAGGCAGGTGCGAGCCAGAGCATCAGGCCATCGACGCCGACCGCCTTCAGGTTCTCGGTCGGCGCGAAGCGGGCGAGCATGACACAGAGTTCGGGGTGGGGCAATCGGCGTTGCATCGCGTCGATGACCAGTGCGCACTGTCCGTGAATCTCCTGCGTCGAGAGGCCGCCGAAGTTCACGCCGGGTGATCGCGTGCCGATCATGCGTGCGAGTGTGGCGCTCTGCCGGGTGGTCAGCACCGGCATGCACTCAAGCACGCGGATCAGTGCACGGCGTAGCGCCGAGGGTTCGCTCACCGGCAGGGCGAGTATCAGGAACGACACGTGAAGCGCTGTCGCTGTGTCGGAGAAAATCGGTTTCATGATCTGTCCTTCGGCCCCGACTGTGAGGGAAAGTGAACGGCATCGTCACGAACCTGCGCAGGTGTAGCAGCGAGCGCACCACGCATGGCACTGCGCATGGCATCACGGGTCGTCCACATCGTGTAGTGCCGCAGTGATGTGCCTGCCGCGTTCAGTATCGGTTCGATCAGTCCGTCGATTTCGTCATCCGTCATGACTGCCTCTCTGCCTCACGCTCGGCAATCCATGCGAGCGCGGTTGCGTGTGCATCACGCCATGACTTCGATGGATGGTCACCGCGTTCGATTCCCTGCCGGTACGCACGGCCGATCCACGAGCGGACATTGTTCGGCAGGCGGTACCAGTGCGAACGGCATCCCCATTGCGAGGTCGGCACTGGCTTGTCGCATCCCGGCCACAGGCACTTATGCATCGCTTTTCCCCTTCGCCTTCATGAGTTCGAAAATGTGCTGCGGCAGTTCGTGAACCAGATCGCAGCCTGCACCCGCGTCGGTCAGATGGCCGATCAGTTGCAATGCCTTCGTGCGTTCGGTGAGCATGGTTTCGCACTGCTCGAACAGCACGGCGATAGCAATGCGTTCCTCGGCACCGAGTGGCGTGCTGACCGAACGAAGCATGACGATGTGACGCTCGATCCACGGGTTCATGCTGGCACCTGATCAAAAATATCGTAGGGCACCTGATCAAATCCAAGTGCGAGTTGCTGTGCGGTGAGCGGTTCGATACGAATCTCTGCACGCGGGTTCGTGCGGTCTATGGCGTGCAGGATGAATTTCTGCCGCACCTGCCGGTCGTTCAGGTACACACCCTTGCGAACGAGTTCGCGCACGTCCTTGCCCTTGCGCCGCACGGTGCGATAGCGGGACTGCATCAGATCGAGGACGACACTCTCGTCCAAATCGGGTCTCTCGGACGCATAGAAAATGCGCATCGTGACGCGGATCGGGCCAGTGAGTTCGACACGTGCGAAGGCCGGAATTTGCAGGATCGCTGTGCGTTCGTAGTCGCGGGCCTTCTCCGACTTGATCGACATTGGGCGGGTTTTCATCTTGCCGTCCGCGTTGCGGAACTTGCGCGTGACGATCTCACGACTGTTCGCCTTGCTCGCCGGTTCACCTTTGATCGTGAAGTCGATAGCGGTCATTGCGTCACCTCGTCATCGTCGCCGGGTTGCCGTGTGTCGTGCCGCCCATGACTGCGGTTGTAGTTCTCGATGGCGTCCTTTGCAAAGTCGATCTGATGCTGCGTGATGTGATCGCCGTTCGCTGCACGTTGCAGGAGTCGATAGGCCCAACGGATGCCGCCGCCGAGCGGTGCACCGTGCTGGCTCAGAAGCCTGCTGGCGACCTCGTGAATTTTCGCAAGCTGTTCGCGTGCTTCAGCCGGTGGCGTGCGAGGTGCATCGAGTGTGAACTGGTTGGGCCGGTACATCGTCGGCTGCGGTTCACAGAATTCGATGAACTCGCCAAGCGTCGGCGGTGTGCGACGGTGCATCATGGCCGACACACCGCGCGTCAGGCTCTCACGCGACATGCCGCGCAGGCCTTCGGTCCACATGGCCTGCATCTCGATTTCGTCCACGTTGCGCCACATCGCATAGAAGCGCTCACCGAAGCATGCGGCCATCTTCCGCCACAGCCATGCGCCGCGCGTTTCAGTGTTTGACGACATGGCAATCTTCCGGTGGCAGATCGAACACGTCGCCGCTCTTGGCCTTCGTCGGGTCGTAGCCGGTCAGCGCGTTCGCCTTCTGCCGGTCCAGATCATCACGACGCGCACTGCCGTTGCTGCGCACGTCACCGTAGTCACGTGCCCGCTTGCACCAGTTGCGCCACGTCGCGAGCCAGTCGAGCTTCACGGCGTCCTTGCCCGACTTGGCGTGCCAGTGATCTGCGAAGCGCTCGGCCTGATCGACCACCTGTTCGCGAGTCCAGCCGAGTGCAGTCATCGCCCATGCACCCCAGGCGTGCGGCAAACGGAAGTCGTCCGCGAGTCGTCTGGCGGTCGCCGCGTTTTTTGCGCGGCGGCCTACAGACTCTGATGCTAGAGCTAAGGTATCTACGGAGTGGTTTACTCCTTTCCTTTCCCTTCCCTTCCCTTCCAAGGGTGAGCCCTCAGTGAGTGTCGTGGCCGTTTGCGCCTTTTCGTCACCCTGCGAATTTTTGTGTGATTCGCGCTCTGCCTTTTCCAGCTTGGCATTAACGGCCCTCATGTACTGTTCAATGAGTACTTTGTCGGGCTTCGGAAACTGCGCTCGCGACGGACGATTGATGACCTGATGCTTCGTGAAAGTCGGGATGTGCAGAAAACGCTGTTTATCTTCGCTTGAGTACTCCATGAGTAATCCATGTTCGATCAGTGACAGCAGCAGGGATTCAACGTCAAGACCCCGATCAACGGGACTCGGGAACACCTGCATCTGTAGCTTCTCGGCATCACGAACGAGGTTGCCGTGATCGTCTGCGAAACTCCACGTACCGATGAACAGCAGTCGGGCAGCGTAGGAACAGTGACAGACCTGCGGGTTCGTCCAGAACTCGGGTTTGATCGTGCGGATTCGTGCCATGTCAAAGCCCCGGTTTAATCCTGCCCTGAGTGTGGAAGCGGTGTGACGCACATCAGTGCACGTCCGCGTTCTTCCTCGTCACGAAGCTGGGCGAGCTTCCATTCCATGCGCAAGCGGGTCATTTCGTTGTCACGCAGGAACACGTTAAACGCCCGCTCGTAGTCGGCCAGCGTGCATGCTTCGCGATGGCGCGGATACAGGGTGAACTTCGGTTCGCACTTCGAAGAATAGACTTCATCAACAATCGCGACTGCGACACATCGGCCTGACATGATGGCTTCTCCTTTGGTGTTAATCGGGTTGTGTCCACGTGCCGGTAAGGAACAGTTCCTGTTCGCAGGCCCGCCGTTTCACCAGCCACGAATTGACCTCACCGCCCGCAAGGTTCCACTTCGGGAACTCGTCAGCCGCACCCGCGTAGTCGGCCTGATTCAGCAGTGCCAGCAGCGTTGACGATTCGAAGTTGCCGACGCCTTCGTTGTAAATGAAGTCTGCGAGCGCTGCCTTCTGGTAGGCCGTGAGCGGGACGATCACCAGCCGGTCAACGTCATCGCCGCAATCTTCAAGCGTGTAGCCGAGCCGCATGTCGGCATAGTCCTGTGTCCACTCGGTGCCCTCGGACACGTCATCACCTGTCTGCCCCCAGCCGCACGACCACGGATCAGGATCGAGTGACGCGTACTGTGCCGGGATAGGTGCACCGGCCAGCACGTCATACCAGATGCCAGCGCCGACCAGTGCGTTCGCCATCGGTGAGCATGGGTCGGGATAGGCCGTGAGGTAACACCCCTCGAAACACTGTGTCAGCGGCTCGCACTGAACGAGCCAGTCGTCTTCGTCAATGTCGGCGGGCGGCTTCTGGTGCGGGTTGTGCGGTTTGACAAACCAGCCGCCACGAGCGGACGGAATGCCTGGGTGTGCTGAATGGGGAATAAACGTCATGGTGCGGTGTCTCCATCAGGTGAGGATTTACGGGAGTGTCGTTACTGCGGTTCGCCTTCAAGTGCCGACTCGTCGGCATCGACCTGATAGCCGCGCAGCGGCATGCGCAGCTGACGTGCGAGCAACGCCCAGCCCTGGTGGAAGTCAGGCCGCAGCGTGACCGGACTCACGTCAGGATGAAGCACCGCCGCCACGATGAACGGCACGTACTCAAGCGGCACCGCGCGGCCACGATGGAGCCATGTGCTGATCTTTTCGGGCCTCACGCCGATAGCCTGCCCGAGCAGTTCCTGTGAGCCGCTGAGTTCAACGGCACGAATCAAAGCCTGCATGCCGGGATAGCTGCGTGCGATAGCGAGTGCGTCGTCAGTTCGTGACATTCGATGTTCTCCTCGTGGTGGTCATCTGCTGCTAGTGCTGCGATCAAATCTAGCCGCTACGAAACCCCCAAACAAGCCCACCCATTACGACAATTTGTCGTAACTCGGATTTTTGTTGCATTGCATATTGACTCGCATCCGAGAACACCAACCGTGCGGGTTTGCCGGATTTTTTGACCTATTAATGACCTATGGATGACCTATAGATGACCTTTTTTTGACCTATTTCGACCTTTCACCCCTACGCAAATAAATTTATTCAGCTTGCCGAACGGTCAATCCCACTTCTACATTCCTTCTCACCGAATCGCACACAACGCACAGAATTTCGCATTGGGGATAGCCTGGCCAGTCGTCCCCATGACGCGCCGCGACGTTATCGCGGATATCGCCCGAACGAAGACCGGGCGTGAAGCTAAATTGGCCAGCCGGCCTGCCTTCCGATATCTGTTTAGGAGTTCACACAATGAGCGAAGAAACCGGAGATGCCGTTCATATCCCGCGCAACAGTCAGATGATGCCCGTCGGCTCAAAGCGCGGCGGCAAACCTGATCCGAAACCGCAGATTGAACGGGCATTCGCCGATGACGTCTTCATCGGAACTATCGAGAAGTACTTTACGAAAAACCCGGAGGGTTCGAAGCACTACAACATGCTGCGTGTCATTGACCTGTTTCTCGAATGGGATGCAGTCCATAACGGTGAAGTCGGCCGCATGAAACTGAACGCATTCCAACTGTCGCAACCGCTAAATGTCGTGGTTCGCCGTCACTGGATCATTGACAAGCATGGGAAATATGTCGATGTGAACCCGAAGCGTTATCGGCTTCTGGCTGATGAAGCTGCCGAAGCTGCGTAATTAAACACAGGAGGATCGCCCGTGCAAGCGGGCGCTAAACCATGAGCCTCAATCTCGATCAGATTCGTATCGACGGCGGCACGCAGTCCCGTGCAACGATCCATGATACGACCGTCAGCGAATATGCCGACTCGCTTGAACGCGGTGTCGAGTTGCCGCCCGTGACGGTGTTCTTCGATGGTGTGTCCTACTGGCTCGCAGACGGCTTCCACCGGTACCACGCGCACAGAAGGAACGGCGTGACGGATATCAAAGCTGATGTGCAGAACGGCACGCAGGCAGATGCGAAGCTGTATTCGTACGGAGCAAATCAAGCACACGGCCTGCGACGCACCAATGCCGACAAGCGCAATGCAGTCGTTGGCATGCTGACTAACTTCGCTGAGTGGGCCGACAACCGCATTGCGATACACGTTGGTGTAAGTCATGTGACTGTCAGAGCCACCCGTAAAACTCTTGAATCGACTTGTCAAATTGACAAGTCAAAAAGTAGGGAAGGTGCGGACGGCAGGACGTACAAGGCACACAGAAACCCGAAGCCTGCGGCAGAGGATCAGCCAGCAGCCGAAGCGGTCACGCCGGTTGCCGTGCCTGCTGAACCGGAGCCGATCATGAACGAGCCGAAGCTAAAGCCTGTGAAGCTGCCGAAGCCTGAACGCAAGCAGGGTTACGTCTCGATGTGCACGCAGCACGGCCTGATCACGGCATCGGCAGGCGCAAGCACGCGCAATCGTGTGCGGGACCAGATTCTCGCCTTGAACGGCTGGGCGTCGATGCCTGATGCCCGTCTCATGACTGATGACGAACATGCACTACTGACGGCGGCTGTACTCACGCTTGTAGACCGGAAAGAGCCGCTGGCCGACCGCCTTGCTGCACATCGTGAGGAAGTCAAAACATTATCCGAGACAGCAGTACACAAGTTCGAGCGGCTCGTCGCCCGTCAGATCGCCTTGCAACGCGAAGTGTTCGATGACGAGGTGCGCAAGGCGGCGAACGCCGCCATCCCTGAACGCATTGCCGTCTATAAGGAGCTTTCAGAAAAGGCAGAGAAAAAACTTAACCGTTACACGCTGATCACGCGCGGCATTAAAGGTGATATCAGCGAGAGCGACTATCGCTATCTGATTCAGGCACTGCACCCTGACCGTGCACCCGACCCGGTGAAGCTGGCGAAGTGCTACGACATTATCCGCAGTCTCGAACGGTACGTCAGGGAAGTGAGTTCGTGCGAGGACTGAACACGAGGTGACGAAATGAATGCACGAGAGGACTGGTTAGAACAGCGAAGGAAAGGCGTCGGCGGTAGTGACTGTGCAGCAGCACTCGGCCAGAGTCCGTACACGACCGCACTCGAACTCTATTACGACAAGGTTGGCGCACACGTGCCGCGTGACTTCGACGCTGACGGCGTGGAGCGTACCGACTTCGGGCGGGCGCTTGAAGGCGTGATCGCGAACCAGTACGCCGAGCGCTTCGGCGTGCGGCTGCGTCGGCGCAACGTGATCATCCGGCACAGCCGATACCCGTACATGATCTCGAACGTTGATCGCACCGTTGACGGCGTGAAGGCAGGCCTTGAAATTAAAACCGTTGACGGCTTCGCCTATTCAAAAAGCGGCTTGTGGGGCGAACCGGAAAGTGATCAGGTGCCGCCGCACTACCTGCTGCAATGTGCACATTACATGGCCTGCCTTGACTACCCGGTGTGGTACCTCGCTGCACTGATCGGCGGGCACAAGATGGTTCGCTATGTGATCGAGCGGGACCGTGAACTCGAACAGATGCTGATCGACGGCGAGTGCACATTCTGGACGCACGTCGAGACCCGTGAGCCGCCGCCGCTTGACTACGAACACCCGCACGCCATCGGTCTGCTGAAGCGGCTCTATAGCGGCACGAATGGCGAGACGGTCAGCCTCGGTGAAGACCTTTACCACTGGCACTGCGTGCGCATGGATGCCGAGGCACGGCTCAAGCAGGACGAAGCCGTGATCGACGCGTGCCGTGCCCGCGTTCTCGATGCGATGGGTAATGCCTCGGTCGGGCGTCTGCCGAACGGGGGTGCCTACAAGCGCAAAACCATTCATCGGCCTGCCTACACCGTTGACGACTGCGATTACACGACGCTGACCTACAGCAAACCGAAGGCCGATCCCAAGGAGAAGGACGAATGACCACCACCGAGCTTCAGGAGTTGCAGACCGAAGCGTTCACCATGACGCCGACGCTTTTCTCGATGTTCGATAAGGTCGCTGACATGCTCGCGAACGGCGGCACGGCGGTGCCCGAACACCTGCGCGGAAAGAAAGGCGCATGTTTTGCACTTGCCTTGCAGTCGCACCGCTGGCAGATGGACCCGTTCGCGGTCGCACAGAAAACGCACATCACCAAGAGCGGCCAACTCGGCTATGACGGGCAGCTTATCGCCGCCGTGGTGATTGCCCGTGCGCCGATCCGCCAGCGTCCCGAGTATGAGTACATCGGTGACTGGTCGAAGGTGTTAGGCAAGGTCGAGGAACGCAAGTCCGATAAAACCGAAGGCAAGTATTACGTCGCGACCTACACCAAGGCCGACGAGGCAGGCCTCGGCGTGATCGTCAGTGCGACCTTCCGGGGCGAGGACAAGCCGCGCACCGTACAGGTGATGATGGCTCAGGCCTATCCGCGCTTTTCAACGCAGTGGGCCACCGACCCGCAGCAGCAGATCGGCTATCTCGCTATCCGCAAGTGGTCGCGTCGGCATGCACCCGATGTGCTGCTGGGCGTGTATGCACCCGAGGAAATGGATTACGACGCGCCGGGGCCGCGAAACATGGGGCCAGTCGATGAAGTGCCGCAGCGAAGTGCCACTTCTGGCACCAGCGCAGGCACCTCACGCACAGCGAGCGTGAAGGACCGCATGAAGAAAAACACACCTGCGGCCCCGACACTCGATGACGTGCTGCGCCAGATCGCGGAGGCATCGAACGCCGAAGAACTTGCCGCCGCAGGTGAGCAGGCAACGAAGCTGCGCACCGAGCGTGAAAAGGAGATTGCACGCACGGCTTATACCGACCGCCTGAACGCAGCTCGTGCCGCCACACAGGCAGCAAAACAGGGAAGTGAAAAATCGGCCGGCGAGGATGAACCCGTGACCTATGCGGTGGTGATGGATGCGCTTGAGAAGTCCGAAACGCTTGACGTTCTGGACGTCGCTGCGGATCTGATTCGCGGTGTACAGCATGAGGCCCAACGTGAAGAACTCGAAGAATTCTATGTGGCGAAGCGCGCGAAACTCACCGAGGCCTGACATGAAAAGCCGCTCTATCGAGGAAGGCTGGCTTGAATTCGCTGCCTCAGTCATCCCGCTCGATGCGCCGCCTTCACAGTACACCGACATGCGGATTGCCTTCTATGCCGGTGCCTCGCTGATGCTTCAGGCCACCGCAGAGATTGCCGAGATTGCACACACCAGCGAACACACCGCCGTAGACCTGCTTGAACGCCTGCACGTCGAACGGCGTCAATTCCTGCACGAGATGCAGCAACGTAAAAGGACGATTCAATGATGAACTTCACTAACCATGAGGTCATGCTTCAGCACATCAATACGAGGATGCAGCAGCATGGCGACGACGAGGTTCTGATGCTCGATCTGAAAATCTCGTTCGACCTCCCGAACCGGTCGCTCGATCAGCTTTCACCCACGCTGCGCACGTCACTGTACGACCCCGACGACACGGTAGACATGCACGATGCGGACAGCACGCCGAACCTTCGGAACCCGCAGTTGGGTCTGCTTCGCTGGGCGGGCAAGTATTCGCCCGTCCTCTTTGTTTTCCATGACGGTGACACTGCTGCCGATGATCTGAAGTTCGCTGATGCGAAGCTGGACAAGATCACTGTACTTCCGCAGGACGGTGGCACCTGCACCTATACGGCACGCCTTCAGGTGTGCCCCGAGGACAGCGAACAGACGGCGCGGGTGGTCGATCTGCTGCACTCGGCCAACGCACGCGGTTCGCTTGAGGCCTCAGACGAAGCGCTTGAAGGCGGCGGGGATGACGATGACGACTGAGCCGGGTGTGAAGCGGCTCCGACTCCGGTACCGGCCTGCACGCTGGCTCGCAGTGCTGGTCTCACTGCTGGTCGCGGTGGTGCTGCTGATCATGATCGTAATCGGCCTGACGTGGCTGCGCTTTCTGGTCGTGGGTCTTGTCATGACCGGCTGCGGGCCCTGGCCTACTCAGGGAGGATGACCCATGTCATCACGAAGCAGGAAGGCACATGCGACGCCTGTGCCGCCAGATGACGATGTGACGACGCTTGATGCCTTCGAACCGGATTACGGGACGGTCTGCCACGAGTGCGGCGAATCACCCTGTGTAACGGGCATCAAGGCTGGCCGTGTGGTGTATGAATCCGGCCTGTGTGGGCCATGCACGTTCGGCAGGAACTCTGCCAGCGACCCGGCTGACTGGTAGCGTACCGAAGGGGAGAAAACCTGATGGCGAGGCTTAAAACGATTGGCGTTGATCTGTCAGTTGATCGCCCGCAGATCACCTGCGATGGTGAGACTGTGCGGGGAGTGACACGGGCGGAACTCGTCCTTGAACCGGACTCACTGCCGACCCTCGTCATCACACTAACCATGTTTGAAGTCGTCGGCGGTACCATGCCTTACGGCTGGCCGCTGCCGGGTACAGGAAAGGAGGACACACCATGAGCCGCGTTACCGATGTGCTTTCAATTGATGTGGCGGAACCCGGTCACCTGAGTGTCGCCACCATCGGCGGTGCCGCATTCAGTGGCTACGATCTGCACACGGCGGACGGTCGGTGCGCGACACTGGCGATTGTTGATAGTGAGGGGCGGGTCGTGGAGTGCGGCCCGCAGGTGGCCGAGGAAGCGTGGGTCGTTGCGGTGCTGGCGTACCAGCGCTTTCTGGAAGGTGAAGGACGCCTGCGGGTCGTCTCGGCACCAGGCAGGCTTGAACGTGAAGCCGCCCCGGAATAAAAAAGCGGCCCGGAGGCCGCTGGTCATGCTGCCGCCTTCCGGGCGGCTTTTTTCTTTCTGGTCACCAGCTTGGCACGGGCGTCACCGGTCTTGCGGTTGATCTGTAGGGAGATAACGCCGCCGCGCTTTGAGACTAGCTCCACGTCGATCACCTGTGCGTTCTGTCCATCGTAGCCGTCATTGAACACCTCGATGCGCTCGAACGTGTCGGCCACCAGCTTGCGGGCCACAATGCGGGTATCGGCGTCAAGTTCGAGTACGCCGGTAAGCAGGGATTCCCACACGTCCGCTGTAGCCGATTCTGCACTGCCTTCCATCGCGTTAATCTCATGGTCGAAGGTGCCTGCCTCTTTCTTTTTCTTCGCAATGGCCTGCATCACCTTTTCCTGTTCTTCCATCCAGTGATCCTGCTGGGCTTCTGACTTTGCCTTCAGGGCGAGCTTGCCGCACTGTTCGCGCTCGGCTTCCAGTTCGGCTATCTCGTCACGCAGACGACCGACGCGGGCCACCATGCCGTCATGCTTCGCGTCGATCTTCATCAGGTGCGCAAGGTTGAATTCGTCCGCACAGGTCCGCAGGATCGCACCTTCGACAAGGTGGGTCTGTACCGTGCCGCGATGCTCGCAGGGCGTTTTCATGATGTACGAGGTACACAGGAGGCGGCGCTGTCCTGCGGTCGGCAGGCCGCTACTGACACGCCCAGCCGTCATGCGTGTCGTCTGGTTCTGTGCGGCCATCGGACGCCCGCAGAAGCCGCAGAAAATAACCTGCGTGCCGGTGAGGACGTTCACGATATCGCTTTTCTCGCCGCCACGATTGCCGCGCTTCTCGCGCAGGTGCTGCAATGAGGCGAACTCGGCATCAGTGAGAATCCGGGGGTAGTAATCCTTCAGCCGGTACTTCCTGATTTTGGTTGGGTCTTTCTGCCGACCGCGCTGCTTGCCGACTTCCAGTTCACGCACGCCAGTCAGCGCGGGCAGGATCATCATGTGGCGGATCGTGCGTGTGGTGCTGCCAGTGGTGTTACGTGCGCCGTCTTCCGTCAGGGTGAAGCCTTCGGCCTTCAGGCGTTCCGATATCTGCCCTGCGCCGTAGCCTGCACGATAGAGAGAGATTGCGGCCTTGACCGCCGCCACCTTGTCAGCGAGTAGAACGTATTCGCGCCGGTCGGCATCCCACTTGATCCAGAAGGGATGCGACCCGGCACCGATCTGTCCTTTCTTCGGGTCCGCAAGATCGTACTTGCCTGCCATCCACGCATCGCACTTGGCAATGATGGCGTCGGTGATCAGACCGGACTTGCGATTGCTCTCACGCCGTGAGCGCTGACCGTCAACGAAGGTCACGAGTTCGTCCATTTCTTCGTCACTGGTCAGTTCGCGCCGGTCAGCAGTCAGCACGCGAATGCCTGCATCACGGAACTGTTCGATCATGCCGAGGACGATGTAAGGCCGCTCGCGGCTCAGGCGGTCCTGATTCTCAATGATCAGGATCGAGCCGGGGGCGACTTCACCCTGGGTGATCTTCGCCAGAAAGGCACCGAGTTCACCGCGCAGCCGGTTCGCACCTGTGAAGCCCGACACGCCCTTGTCGAACATGACTTCCTGAATTTCGAGACCGTGTGTGGCTGCGACCTCCTTGGCGAGCCGCATCTGACGGTCGAAGCTGGTGCCTTCCTCCTGCTTCGCCGTTGAATACCGCATGTACAGATAGACCTTCGGAACGGGACTCGCGGCCCGTGCTTTCGGTTGCTGCTGCCTGACTGCTGCCCTTGCTGCCATAATGTTTTCCCCTTACAGATCAACGCAAAAGGGGATTTTATCACGGGCGTATATCGTGTTCGCTTCGGCAAGCTGACAGGTACACTATAAATCACTGCGGGCGAATGCTGGACGCCTTGACTGTTAAGGCTTTCAACGTTTTGGATGGTGTGGCAAGGAAAAGAACAGGCAGGCTTATCTGGGTCGCTATCCGGTTTTTCGACAGGCGTCGATGAAGGCTTCGATCAGACGGGACAGCAGATGACGTTCACGGGGCCGCAGGCTTTGGATTAATGCCGAGTTGGCATCCGGCCATGACTCCGTTATGCGGACGTACTCGGCGCTGTCCTCACCGAAGACCAGGGCAACCGGGTCCGCTCCAAGTTCAACGGCGATCCTCAAAAGGTGATCAGCGCGAAGCATCCGGGTTTCCCCTGATTCGAGTTTGCTGATCGCAGTTGCTGACACTCCAATCGCCCTCGCGAGCGCGGCCTGTGAAATTCCCCTGCGTACCCTCACGACTGCAATGCGAGGCCCCATGCCCGATGCGTCTTGCATATCCATAACTGTAGTTTCCAGATTGGTAATAAAACTTGTAGACATTTTTATGAAGTTTGCTTAAATTTTCGATGCGTGCTGTTTAAAACACTTCGCATATTATGAAGTCTTTCGCAATGAGCCTGAGAGGACTCCCCGACGATGCCACCAGTTCCGCAACTCCTGCGTGCTGTTCCGCCAGTTACGACCTCTAGCATAGCTGTGCGGAAACCTGCTATCCACTGGCGCACAGAAGAATTAACAAAGGTTATAGCTCGCGCTCACGAACTTCTGTCTGCAAGCCCGCGCATGCCGCTCCATATCGCAGCCCGCCGCGCACAGGAGGAAGTGCTTCCACCGGAGCGCCATCGCAGGATCAGGCAGCATAAGGACGTCGCAAGGTGGATGCCGGCCAACCCGTCATCAAGACCGCCCGTGCCGCGATTTCCCCGTGCCATCAAGCCAGCGCTGGCCGTGCGGGAGAAGCCTGCGGCAGAGGTCGAGGCACCTGCACCTGTGCCCGAGCCAGTCGCCGCGGTGCCTGTGCCGACACAGCACGCCGTGCAGCACCTTCACGGCACGCTGCCCGATCTGTCAATTGATCCGGCCATCGTGCAGGCCGTGGCAGCACAGATCACACCCGCCATACTCGCCACCCTCACTGAGTGCGCAGCACGGCTCACGAGTGCGTTCGAGGACGCACTACGCCATGCCGGATCGCTGCCTCAGTCAACCATCCCGCCTGCCAGTCATCCCAAGCCGCTACCGCCGCCGCCCCGATCACGCCTGCCCCGAGTGTGTGTCGTCGGCCTGATCAACCAGCAGGAAAATGACGTGTCGGCGGCCTTCGCCGGGGTGATTGAGTTCGTGTTCGTCAAGGCTCAGAAAACCGGAGGCGGCGGGCACGGCGGCGCTGGCATGCTCACCAAAAGCGCCAGTTCTGATCTGGTGCTGGCGATGACGGACTTCATCGGGCATGACGTGGAGGCATCAGCAAAGCACCTGCACGTCCCGTTCGAGCGGGTCAAGGGTAGCGTATCGGCACTCAAGCGCTGGCTGACTGAGTGGCTGGCAGAAGGTCTGAAGCACTGAAACACGAAGCGACGATCACCCGGCATTTCGGTGCCGTGTCTAACGTTGTCCAATCCGAGGAGAAAGAGAGATATGACAGATGCGAAATATGGTGCCGAAGCCCGTGCACTGATGGCGGCGACCGGTGCCGAATCAGTGTTCGTCGTTGTCGTCGGCGGGATTCATGGCCACGGCATCGCGAGTGTCACACGGGGCGGCTCGACCGAGCCGAAAGCTGTCGCTGACATGCTGCACCGGCTCGCCGTGCAGTTCGATCACGCTGCGGCCTCCGGTGAGCCGTTCGATATCACCATCACGCCGTCACCTGATCACTGATGGTCAAGACCGTAATCCGCCGACTCGTGCGCGCAGATAACACCCTGCGCGAGTTCGACACGCCCCTGACGCTTGACTATATCCGCACGCTGATCGGCTGTGATCTGGTGGATACCGTGAAGCTGGCAGACGGTGTGCACGTGATGATCGTTGACGATATCGGGCATGAGAAAGAGCTTCCACTGAACCGCGCTGCGACCCTCGTCTATTGGGAAAGGTGCGGCGGGCCGAATGGTCACTACATCGTCGGTGATGTGGTGATCGTGCCGGATAGTGACTTTGCACGCGAGTGAGGAACGACATGAAGGCTGACGACTATGAACGTGACCGCAAGATGTTCTATGACGCACACGAGCTTGCCATCAGCCTGCGTGCACATGCCACCTATGAAAGCACCACCGTAACCGTTGACCGCCGCGACTTCGAACAGGCCTTGGTGCTTATGTCACTGCTGGCCGGTTGGGGACTTGGCAAGCTGCCGTCACGTGACTCGCTGGAAGATTGAATTCACCCTTGATTGATAACGCAACAGGAGAACGGAGCAATGAGACAGGATCAGATGGACGTGATTTTTGACGAGCTTCACCGCTTCACCGAATCGCTCGTTGCGAAACTCATGGCACTCGATAACGGCGAGGCAGAGGCTCCCGTGAGGAAGGTCGCAGCGAAGAAAGCTGCGAAGGTCACGAACGGTGTGCGCGGTCGCCCGCGTGCTGAACTGAGCCGTGCCGAGGCAGCTTCCTACCTCTCGGTGAGTGAGGCGACCATCGCCAACCTCTCGGCCCGAGGTGAACTGCCTGCCGGTCACACCAAGGAAGGCTCACGCATGAAGCTGTTTTACTATCAGGGCGATCTAGAGGCTTATCGCCGGGGCAAAGGTGCAGCATGAACGAATGGTTGACGAACGATAACGAGGTAGCACGGTATGCGGTCACGGCACACGTGACCCTGATGCATATCGAGCTTATCGCACGTCACCATGCCGGGATCGCTGTCCTTCAGGAAATAGCGAGGCTCGCACACGAGACCCAGAAGATTGCGCCCACGCGACGGCGACGGGACCAAGACACACAAACGGGAAATTTGAAAATGCAGGACGTGAAACACAAGGGAGTTGCAATGGACTGACCGCCGCCAAGTTTTGGAAGTGAGCGCGGCCTGATACCCATTCAGCCGCGTGTGTGTTTAGAACGCCTGCCTTTGTGCAGGCGTCTTTTTTTTGGAAGGACCGAACGATGTCACGCGGACACGAACACGATGACGGTGAGAGTGACGGGTACGGCTTATGGTCGAACCTTGAACATATCAAGCGGGTCGCAGACTGGTCGCAGAAGATGATCGCCCAATTTGTTCAGCCCTACACGGACGAGGCTGACCTTAAGACATTGCAGGATGAACTGAGCAAGATTCTCAAACGCAGGCAGCGGAACTGGAAGCACGCAGCAGCGATGGAAAAGGCGCTCGGCCTGCCGTCCGATTCACTGAGGATGGATGACATGCGCCGTGAGGTGAGCCTGAAGGCCATGAACACGGCTTACGGCTTCAATCGTGCCGATGTGATCAGGCGCTGGCGTGAGCAGGCACAGAAGGATAAAGGCTGGCTGTCATCGACGCCCGGTGCGTGGAAGTTTTTTTGTGAACTCGGACACTATATGGCACCGGAGAAAAAACCCGGTGACACTGCGAGGGTCGTTGCACTGATCAGGACTCACGCGGGCAAAGGCGGCGGGGGCGGCGGTGATGTGGCGGGCAAGCCTGAGAAAGATAAGGAGGACGACTGACCTTACTCGGCTGGGAGTGCAGGCCAGTCGATGCTCAGAGGGAACCCGGCCTGCTGCGGCACCTCCCGCAGCGCCTGCCGGAATACCTTCCATGCGTCAACGTCAGCGTTGACGGACTTCGGTGCATCAGGCGGATCAGTCACCTTCGCGTCGGTGAACTGAAGCCACGTGTCGCGATAGTGGCGTGCGAGTGCCGAGCGGTACCGGTTCTCGTCGGCCTTGAACACGGCTTCAAGGTCTTCGATAGTCGGCTGTTCGATACCCTCGGCATGCCAGAACATGATCCACGGCGGGCCGGATTGCGTGCCGTCCTCTGCGACCGGATGCAGCACGAAGTAATCGGTCCCGTGAACGAGTGCAGGCCACTTGTCATGAATGACGAGAATCGCAAGATCATGACAGAAGGCGCCTGCGATAAGGTCTTGTCGCATGGTTAGCTGTTCCTCAGATACGTGACTTCGAGATAGATGCTATTGCCGCTATTACGCAGCCCGACCATCACATAAGGCTGTCCGACGATCACAGTCTGTCCGCCATTGATGGTGATCCAGCCGCTCTCCTGTGCGCCCACCTGCCAGTTGCAATTAGCGTTCATAGGCGCTTTGTTTGCCGCAAGCCATTGTGAGAGCCATGCACCACCCCACGCGGAACCCGCAATATCACCATTGGTCGCGATGCTCGTGCCGCCTACTGTCGATTGAGTTGCGACATTGAAACTCGCAAACCTGAAATTGCCTGCGTTATCCATGTCGGCAGGCACGTTGTCGTAATTGTTATTGACCCACTGCATCCCACCGCCTGCGCTGCGTCCGCGCAGGTACATCACGGTGCCATCCTGACTGTAAAGCCCCAATTCGCCATAGATGCCCGGTTGCCTGAGTTCAAGCCGCCCGCCGTAAATCTTGCACCCGCCGTTGATGGTCGCCGTGCCGCGTGTGTTCGTTGCACCGTTGTTTTCCACCTGAAAATTCCAGTACTTCAGCGTGCTATCAACAATCCCGAGCCCGCTTCCGGGTGCGGCCCCCGGCGTGCCGTACGAACCTAAATAACCGTATAGCCCTGCGGCTGTATCCCCGAACATCACCACTGAAGCCTTCATGGTCAATGCACCGGTCATCGAATCACCAGTCTTGCTGACCTTCGTGTTCGTCGCCGTGTTGATCGAGTTTCGGATATCAGACAGGAAGTCATCGAGCGGGCCGACCGTCACCCACGTGTCGTTCGCATTGTTGCGGCGCTTCAGCAGCTTCGCCGTGGTGTCACCCCACCACATGCCCGGATAGGTCTCGGTCGGTGCGGTTGGTCCTGCGTTGTCACCAACGAGCGCCAGCACAATGGCGTTCAGTTGTGTGCGCATGTCCAGCCCTGACGGGTGCGCGGGAACCTGATAGGAAGCGACCTGAGTCATGATAGAAATTCTCCGAGGGGGTTGACACGCTGCATCGTCGGGCCGATAGCGGCACGCTGTGCGATCAGCTTGTCGAGGTCCATCGTGCGCAGTGCCGTGTAGCCGATGCCGTCGAGATCGACATGCTCGTAGCCGTAGCCGCGTGCGATCCAGTCACAGGTTTTTGCAATCGCAGTGCCCGCCGAATTCTGGAACTGGATCGTGAAGCCGTAGGCGCTCTGATTCGTGATCGCCCACTTGTCGCCGCTCTGCAAGCCTTGAGCAACGATGCTGATGGCAGGGGCATCCTTGAACGGAACCGTGAAGGTGACATTCGCCCCGCCTGCCGCCACCGGCACGTTATTGCGTGACTCGATCCGGTCAGGCACATCGACCGTCACGCCGAGCGTGATAATGCCGATGCCGGTCGTGTTGTCCTTGATCTGTTCCTGAAGTTTGAAGCGCACTGCGCGGAAGGTCAGATCGCTAACGACAAGGCGTGTATAGGGTGCCCAGTCAGCATCGGTCGCTTTCGTCGGGTCCACGTTCGTGACTGAGGCCATCACCAGTGCGCCGCCTTCGTCAATCTTCGAGCCGTCCACGTCGAGCCGTGCATCCCAGTCGGGCCACGTGTCCACGTCATCAAGCAGGCCGTACATCGCGCCTTCCATGTATGAGCCGCAACGGCACGTGTAGACCTTGCCAAGATCAACGATGCGGTCGAAGTAGTACACCGGGTTCAGCTTCACTGCGAGCCGTGTCACCGGGTCTTGTGAGATGTACATCACGCCGATGCGGACTTCAAGGCCGTCCTTCACCCCTGCGAATGCAGTCTGCTGCGCAATGTCTGCGACCACGTTGTAGTCACGCAGCGGGCCGGTCGTGCTGACGATATAGGCCGGGTTGTCCGAAAAGATGCCTGACGAGTTGACGAACTTGCCGAGGTAGGTGCCCTTCATCAGCGGCACGAAGCCGTTACTTTGTGAGCCTGCGAACTGCCCGATGATGTTCGTTTCTTCCCACGTCACATCGGTACTCAGGCGGGTCGAGAAGCGCACCACCATGCGACCGCCAACGATCACATCAAGGTCGGTCGCAGGAAGCCACGTAAGCTGTGCACTGTCGTTATAGATATCAAGCTGGAAGCCGTCCACGTCCTGCGGCGGCATGTTCAGTGCACGAAGCTGCACCGTGATCGTAGCGGGTGCACTGCGAATGCCGATGGCGTTATAGGCGAACACGGTGAAGGTCCACGGGCCTTCGGCAGTCGGCTGCACGTCGATGCTCGCCATGTTGCTGTCGGTCGTGACGACCGTGCCATCGTTCGTGGTGTAGATCACCGTATAGCGCACGGCCCCGAGCGGGGCGAGCCATGAGAACGTCGCACGGGCACCGACCACCACAGGACTGATCGCGTACTTCGATTCCTTCACGCTCAGTTCGGTACACGGGTCGATATTGAACGGGTCAATGATCGAGGTCGGGCGCGGCTGAAGTTGCAGACCGTTTTCGATAGCGGCGAACTTGTCAGGCCGGTACGCGATGCCCGAAACCGTGATATTCCCGTCATCACCTTCGCTCGCACCGATGCACCGCCAGAGTTCGTTTTCCAGATAGTTCGCTGCGGACAGGGACCACACATTGCCGCGCACGACCGGCACCGAGAAGGCAGGACTCACTGTGAATGATGTGGTGGTGCCGGGTTGCGCAGGAGCCGCCGAGCGGGTCTCAAACGTGCCATTCGAGAGGAACACACTGATCGTGTAGGAGACGCCGCCTGTGACGGTCACAGGGGCATCCACCTGCACGAGTGAGGCCGAGCCGCCTGTCACACGACCACCCATGCGCAGGCCTGCGCGTACCGGGTCGGTCGTCCCGAAGATATCGCCGGGACGTGCAAAGGCCGCATTGATGCCGGTCGCGAAGGTGATCGTCTCACTGAGAAGCCGCTCGGTCAGCAGTGCCCATTTTCCGATCCGGTGTGCCTGGCCGCGCGAGGTACAGCCGAAGGCCTGAATCTCAAGCGGACGGATGCCCCACAGCGCAATCGCGTCAGTGTCCTCGACGTATTCAATCGCCTGTTCGTATTTGAGCGTCGGGTCGTTCCACGTCACGAGCGCGGTCGTGTGGCGCTGGTTCAGCGGCGTGCCGACATAGCTGAATACACCGTCGATCACGTTAGCCGGTGCATACACCACCGACACGTCACCCGGCATGTCGGCAGCGAACGAGAGGGTGCCAGCACTCCAGAAAAGTGCGCCGTTAAAGATGCTGGCGAACTGCTGAAGCAGTGAAATAGCCTCGGCACGGGCCTGAATGTACACATTGCAGGTGTAGCGCGGCTCGTACCCGCCGAAGCCGTCAGGCACAGTGCCATCGCAGTACTGGGCGATGCTGTACAGCGTCCACTTGTCGATCAGTGCGGCAGGGATATAACCACCGAGGCCGAAGCGCTCAGTCGTCGCGAGGTCGTAAGTGATCCATGCCGGGTTATCGGACCATGCGATTTTGAACGTGCCATCCCACACGCCGCTATAGGCACGGGTGGCCGGATCATAGTTCGACGGCACCTGAATGCGCCGCATCTTCAGATCGAAACTCAGTTTCGGAATCGACTTGAACAGGGTCGCGTCGATCTGCACGCCGACGATAGCGCTGTAGGGATACTGAAGCTGCGAATCGACAATCTCGGTCATCGTCTCCCACTGGAAGGCGTTGACCACGGTCACGGTCGTGGAGTCGGGTGTGATGCGCAACACACGAAAATCAAACGTTCCACCGACCGTCCCGAAGCGGGTTGCAAGGTCGATGCGGTACGAGCGCTGATAGCGGCTGGTCGTCTTGCCGTTCACGGTGTCGGTATAGAGCCGCTGGAAGCCGCCTCCGTTGCGCTGCACGTCGATGCCCAGTTGCACCGTTGCGCCTGTCAGATCACCCGTTGTGGGGTTCTGTGTGGTCAGTGCAGGGAACCCGAGCGTGATGCGGAAGGAAGTCATGTTCGGGTTGGTCACCGAACGCACGACAGGCGCTGCTGCGGTCACGACTACGCCGACGGTCGTCTCGCTCTCGGTCGCACTGAACCCTGTGATCGGTGACTGGCTCGCAGTGCCGGTGCGCCAGTCAATCGCCGCGCCGCTGAAGTTCCACGAGCCATCCGGGTTCGCGAGCGGCGTGTCATCGACGTAAATGCTTTGTGCCGTGATCGCTTCGACTTCACCCTCACAGACGAGATTGATCACGCGGGCGTACTGGATCGAGCGCAGGCTGTCGGGTGCTTCGACGGGAGCGTTCGCACTGCCGCCGCCGCCACCCTTGCCACCGCCGCTACCGCCTGCCCCTGCGACCGGCAAAGGCGGCTCATACTGCACGAGAGCATGGCTCACCGGATCACCACTTCGTTGTTCGTGCTGAAGCCCACACTGATGATCTGTGAGCCGACGATCATGCGACCGTAGCCGAGCGGCACAGGCCCGCCCTGTCCCATCGTGTTGACTGCACCGTTAAAGGCCAGTGACGGCGTATTGTCGGCACTCTCAGGGGTCGCTGTGCCCTTGGCACGCGGCGCGATCATCTGTGCAAGGCCACCGAGCATGAGGGATACACCGAGCATGGTGACAGCCGTGCCGACGCCTGGAATAAAGAACCCGGCCACCGCCAGCACAGCGCCCGCCACAATGCGGCCGATAGCGCCCGAGCCTTCCACCACCGGCACGATTTTCAGCGTGCCCGTTGATTGCGGGTAGTGAATATCCTCTGCGATGTAGTCGTGATTGCCGCGCACGAGAAACCGGTCGGTCGCGTGATCCACGAAGTACTGACGCAGGCCGCGAAGCTGCACGCACAGGGCGTGAATCGCTTCAGCCGGCGAATGCACATCGAGTGTCCACGACACGCCATAGAGCCGCCGCAGTTCGCCGTAGAACTTGACCGTCAGCATGGCGCCACCTCCTTGACGAATGCACGATGGCGCAGCACGGCGGTCGTGCGACGTTGAAAGAACTCCTGATAGACCTCGCGCCGTGAGGCCGTGCCGATCAGGTGATGGAGAATCACGCCGTCACCGAGATAGACCGCCATGTGGTTATCACGCCGTGCGCGGATATTCATGAGGATCAGGTCGTGCGGCTGAAGCATCGCCAGCACGGCAGGCTCGGCAGGCCCGCACGCGATCACCTCGAACCCTTCGGCGCTGAAGTTGTCGCGGTACAGGTTCGGGCCGTTCTCGTCATCCCACCAGCCGTAGTCGCGGGCATAGTCATGCAGTGTGATGCCGAGGGTCGCGAAGTAGTCACGCACGATGGCGTAGCAGTCATGCACGCCATGCACGAAGGGACGCCCGAGCAGATCGGCACTGAAACCAGAGGGGCGCGTGATGGTGTAAGTCCCGAGCGGATAGTTCACGATCAGCCAGGGCAGTGCGGTGCGTTCAATGCCGGTGAGGTCTGCGAGTGATGGCGTCGGCGGCTCGTACACATGCGAATGCACGATGGCGAGGATCGTCCCGGCATCCTCGGCGGCGGCATAGCTTGCGCCGTCGATCACAAAATGCTCGGACTGCTTCGCGACGTTCGTGCAGGCCATATAAACCGCAGGCCGGTCATCGACCACCACCGCCACGCCGCAGCACTCGCGCGGTTCTTCAGCCTGTGCATGGATCAGCACATACGGCACCAGCGCCGTCAGGGCTTCGTCGTTGTTCATGGTGCTATCACCTGTACTGTGAGACGCCGGGAAAGCCGCCGTAGGGCATCCACGTGATAAAGCGCATACGGCACGAGGCAAGCCGTTTGCCGCAGTTGTCGAGCGCAGGGTCGGCGGTCGGCGCATCGTTGATATCTGCGACCGGCCCGCCTGCATAGCCGCAGCCGTCGCCGCGATACTTCCACGGGCATGAATTCGTGATGACCTGTCGGCGCGGTAGCTGCACACCTTCCACGTCGAACGCGACCGCAAGTTCAAACTCCACTACGTCAGCGGTTTCGCGCACTTTCTGGTTCACGAAGAAAACATCGTCGGGGAAGTGATCGTCGGGATTCGCGAGCGGATTGCCGTTCGGGTAGTTCGCTGCATCGAGATAGCGGGCAAGCGTGCGCTTGCGTGTCACCGGCACCCCTACGAGGTCGGAGAACTCACGGCACATCGCACTGACCACACCTGTGATGTTCGCCGCCGTGAAGTGCGGACGGGGCAGCGTGCCTGTGCTTTTGAATTCAAAGCCGGTCGCCTGTACCGGGTATCGCGTATAGACGTAGCCTTGCCAGATCACATCACTTTTCAGCTTGTTGGTTCCGGCGTGAAAGCGCAGCACCTGCTGCCCGTAGCGTGAGAGGTCCACCACAAACAGCACGACCTCTGCGTCAAGCTGAAGCCCCTGAATATCTCCCTTTACTGTCATGGCTCACCTCACACGTAGGCGTCCTCGAACTTCATCGTGATGCTGAACAGCCGCGTGCCGTCATCGAGCAGATCGCCGTAAGCGACGTTCCACGAAGGACAGATCACGTCCTCGGCGGTCGTCGTGCGCGGCGGCGTCCAGTTGAAAATCTCTACGCCGTTGCGGGCACTCAGGAAAGCATCGACGGCCTTTGAAGTCGCTGCGTCGATGTTCTTCATCGAGAGTGACCACTTGCGGGCCTGCGTGTTAATGCCTGCCGCCCTGCGCTGTGCGTAGCCGTCCCCGAACTGTGCCTTGATGATCGTCGGTTCGAGGTCGTAACTTGCATCGGTCACGCACCAGTCGAACACGGCACCCGACGCCGCCAGTGCAGTCAGGCCGAACTGTTTGAACAGGTCCGGCATCAGGCCTATCAGGCTCTTTCCCGGTGGGATGGTCGGCGGCGGAATAACCTGCGGGATGGTCGATGAAATGATCTCGGCCACGAGGCCGCTCGCCACCGTCTCCGGTAGCGGTTCTTCAGTGAGACTCATGGGAATTTCTCCGCGAGTGCGGGACCGCACTCAGGATGCGAGCAGACCGCCCGTGCGCTTCTCGGTGCTGATCACCTGACGGCACACCGCCGCAATGCGGTTGCCGAGTTCTGCCGCCGTCTTGTCGTTCGCCGTGGTGTCCTGCGTCTCGCGGTCGTCCTTATGCACGTGCACGTTCACCTGCACGGCAGGGTTCGAAACGCCGCCTGCGACATTGCTGCCACCTGTGCTGCCACCGCCACCGCCCGTGCTGACTGCACTGCGGCCCAGCAGCATGGCGTTCGATGACGCCGACACGGCCTGTCCGCTACTAGCAGTGAGGCCACCGAACAGGCTTGGCAGGGATGACATCCAGCCACCCATGCCGGTGCTGGCCGAGTTGAAAAGATTTTTGAACACGTACTGGTAGGCGATCACCTTCGCGAGCTGCGTCAGCATGTCCGCGACCATCTTGCGGAACGAGTCGCCAAGGTTATCGGCACCCGTGGCGAAGTCCACGAACGAATCGGTAGCGGTCCTGCCGAAGTCGGCAATCGTTTTCGTAATGTCCTGCATTCCGTCAGACATGGGATGGAGCTTTTTATAGGCTTCATCGAACGTATCACCAGCCTCCTTGACCTGCTGGTTATAGGCCTGCTGTGACAGCCCCGCATACGTCATTTCGTCATTCAGTTCGGCAATCGTGGCCTCATACACACGCAGCGGGTCGTTCGCGTCCTCATGTGCCTTGGCCGAGTCCTGAAGTGACTTGAGCCATGCCGCATTCGCTGCGGCTGCGTCCTGCTGCTGCTTGTCGATATCGGCCTGTGCCTGCTTCGCACCGTCCATTGATGCCTTCAGGTCGATGTACGACTGCATGAGTTGCTTCAGGCTTTCCTGCTGCTGTGCGCTGAACTTCTGGAACTTCGGATCGGCCACCATTTCGGCCATCGGATCACCGCCCGACTTCAGAGCGACCATCTTCGCATTGAGGTCGTTGAGCATCTTCGTGTACTCGTCCACTTCCTTTTTCGCTTTCTTCGCTGCGGCGGCATTCGCGTCTAGTGCCGCCGTGAATTTCACTGCGGGCTTCTCGTCCCAATCCTTGATCGGGTTGCCCATGTCGAGCGGGTGATCGGCCATCTCACGCTGAAGGGACTTCGCCTTGTTCATGCGTGCCGTCAGTTCGTCCATCGCCGCGTTCGACTGGTTCGCTGCGGCCTTCGTGGTTTCGAGTGCGGCCCTGAAGTCACCTGCGAAGAACTGTTTGACGGCATCACCGTAACCCTGCAATTCCCGCCACACGATAGCGATTTCGGCAGCGAGGCTGGTCAGGTCAAGAATCAGGTCATTGATCGTCTGCCCGATAAACTTCAGTGTTTCGTTCCATGCATTGCCTTCGCTCGTGGCCCCGCTGAGTGTCGTCACGAGTGTGTCCAGCGAGGTGGTTAGCTGACTGGCAATCGTGGCGGCTGCACCTTCGCTGACGTTCTTCAGGCGTTCGATATCGTCGTTCAGATCACCCATCGCCTGGGCAGTCGTGCCCGACACAATGAGGCCGAGCCGTTCGGCTTCCTCGCGTGCAGCGCCGAGGCCTTCCTTGCCCTCATTGAGCATCGGAATAAGCGCCTGCCCCTGCTTGCCGAACAGTTGTGTCGCAACGGCTGACTTCTCTGCACCATCGGCATACTTCGAGAAGGCCTCTGCGATATCCTCAAACGCCTTCGACGGGTCTTCGCTCTGAAGTGTCTTGACGTTCAGGCCGAGTGCGCGGACGGCGGCAGCAGAATCGGAGAGCGGGTCGCGTGCATCAAGCAAGGCCTTGTTCAAGCCTTTAAACGCGGTCGTCAGGTCGTCCGAACTCACGCCTGCGAACTTGCCTGCGTACTGAAGCGCAGACAGGGCTTCGGTCGTCGTGCCGATGCGCTGTGCCAGTTTGCCGAGTGCGTCGCCCTGATCAATCGCAGACATGATTTTTTCTGCGAAGCCCTTGGCGAACTCAACGGCGTACTCGGTCCCGGTCATCAGTGCTTCCGCCGCTGACGATTTCCTGATGGCGTCGAGTGACGACTGAATCGTTTCCTGTGCCTTCGCCATGTCGGTGCGAAGGTGTGATACGTCTGCCGCGAGTTCGAAAATCAGACTGCCTGCTGAAGCCATGAAGCCCCCTTCACCGGAAGGCCGCTATCTCGTCATCAACACTGAGTTCAAGCGGTGCCGGTTCGGCTGGTGTTTCCGTTTCGTGTGCAGTGCTGAGAAGATACGACCAGCACATTAATTCGTGTGCGCTCATGGAGTGTCTGACCGCTCCCGCCGTCATGTGCAGATGGGAAGCCACCGCGAACACGAGGCGCGTGGCGGGGGCGGTCATTTTTTTTCTACGTCCTTCCTCGCGATGCCATTCACCCGGCCTGCGGCCAGCATCAGCGCCTGACGATCCTGAATCGCACGGGCGGGCAGCTTGCGCAACACCTCCATCGTGAAGCGCTCGCCGTGTTCACCTTCTGCCGACTCGCAGACCAGCGCACGCAGTAACGGCATGTTGTCCTTCTCGTCACTGTGTGAGGACAGCAGCGCTTCGACACGATCCGCGCCAATGTCGTGAATCGTGACCTTGCCGAAACAGGCCGTCTCGATGGTTTCTTCGCTCGGTTCGATGCTGAAGGTCGGCACCGCGTTTTTGTTGATGACGTTCATGGCGGGTTCCCCTTCAGACTTCAGCACGAGTTTCCGCATTGGCTTCAAGTGCGTCTGCCGACACGACGACCGGCTGACCAGTCACTTTCGTCTGCACCTTGCCGTTGACGGTCGGCGTGACTTCAACCGCATACGAGCCTTCCGACATATATGTATGCGGCGCAGTCGTGGCCGCAATCACGTTCTCAACCGCCGACCCGTCCTTCCAGTCAACCGAGAACTTCGCCGCCGAGCCGTTGACCTCAGTCAGTTTCAGAGTCACATCAAGCGGCACGGGACCACTCGCAGGGGTCACACTCACCGTCAGGGCATAGGGTCCGGTGGCGGCGATGTTCGGTTGCGTGAGGATCGGAGAACCCGTGATCTTGAGTGTGGCGCTTCCCTTCACGGCCTGATCAACGCCGCCCGTTTCGTTGATGCTCTGCACGATCACCGGCAGGGTGCGGACTGCGCCGTTGCGATAGATGATCTCGAACATACGTTCCTCACCATCGTCGTAGGCATCGAGCAGGGCGAGATAGTCGGGGTCGGTCGGGTCGATGAAAAAATCAAAGGTCAGCGTACCCGGATCGCGGAAGCCCACGAGCGAGGTTTTTTCATCGTCGCAAAGGGTCGTCGTATCAATCGAGGTGGCCGGGTTCTGGTTCACGGCATAGGACACGGCACACACGTCAGCGAATGCGTTGACCTGATACATCGCGTTCGTGGCATTGAAGTCGGTCGTCTCCTTGGACGTGTCGCTGCCGTAGAGCGAAGCCGTTTTTGAGTCCGCGTCGAGTTCCTGAAGCACCCACTCCTGATTGTCGAGTGAGGTCCAGCCGCTGCCTGTGATGTAGATCGGCGCACCGTTTTTCAGGTTCGCGATATCACTGAATGTCACATAGCACGGGTCAGACTTGCTGCCCGTTGTGATTGAGCCGGTCGCGAGCGGCGCGGCATTCAGGTTTTCGATATACATCTTCGTATTCTGTGCACTGATGGCCTTTTTCATGCTGTCACCTTCTCGGGTTGGGTCCACGTAATAATCACGATCATCCGGCGGTTCAGTCGCGTGTCCTGTTCATAAAGCGGCTGTTCACTTTCCACGTTCGGCGGCAAGGGAGTTGCACGCAGTGCCGCCTTCACTGCGTCCATGAGAGCTTTCGCTTCACGCCGGGTGCGTGCATAGCTGTCGATCTGGTAATGGACTTCATCCAGTTGCGCATAACCGCACATCGAGTTCGACGGCGCGGTGTAGGTGTCCTGATAGATCAGGAACGGCTCGGGGGTGTCGGCAGGGGCTATCGGCGTGAACACCTTGCCGGGTAGCACGGCATTCAGTGCGGCGAAAATATCCTGATCGGTCATCAGCCACCCCCCGGCACGTACTTGACGCCGTTCGCCTTGCACCACCTCGCGACCTGTGTCATCAGTGCCTTGTTCATTTCGGCCCCGGCCTCGTCCTGCCTTGCCATCGCTGCCGGTTTCAGCCACGGATAAGCTGGCATCTTCGACGTGCCCATTTCGAGAAAGCGCCCATAGAACGGGTCGTCTCCGTTGCCTTTCTTCACTCCGTTTTTCGTCTGCTTGCCGCGCGATGAAGGCTTGCGCAATTTCACATCGACGCGGGCCGCAAGGCCGGTTTTTGCACGACCGCGCACGATGCCTGCCTCAAGCGTGCCGGTGTAGCGCGGTGATGCACCGAACATCGTGCGCACGTTCTCCTGTGCCTGGCGCATGATCGGACGCGCGGCACCCATCAGCGACGAGCGCAGCATCTTGCGGCTAATGTCATCAGGCAGGGTCGTCAGGAACTGTTCGAGTTCTGCGAGGCCTTCAACGTGTGCATCAATCTTGATCATGGCTGGCCACCTTCGCGGATCACACCCGAGCCGCAGTAAAGATGAAGTTCACTCATGCCCTCGAACTTCGGCAGGACGGCAGTGATGTTAAAAACGGTGTCGCCATGCAGGACACGACATGAGGCATCCACGCCGGTACGCCAGCGCACGCGAATGCGGGTTGAAACGTCAGGGCGGAACTCTGCCGAGGCAAGCCATTCACGCCCAGTCAGTGATTCGATTGCGGCGTACACCGGCTGGCACACATCGACCCATTCAGTGATCACAGGTTCGCCTGTGTCGTCGCTCTGTATCACGGGCCGTTGCAGCACGACGCGATAGCGCAGCGGGCCTGCCTTGATGCCGGTCGTCATGGCTACTCCATCGCCGGATCACGCAGCGGGTACAGGAGCGCCGTGATCGCGTGCGGCAGGTAGCCCTGTTCCCACTTGTCGTTCGCTTCCACGCCGTCAGGGTCGCGAATGAACGTGCCGGTCAGGATCAGCACGGCGTTCACCACCTGCGGCGGTGCCGGGTCGCTGTCGGTGTAGTTGGTCGTGCGCTTCAGGTAGCACATCACCGCTTCACTGGCACCGGCTATCGCGAGGTCGATATCGGCCTCGGGGAAGTCGTCATCGAGCCGCAGCCGTGCGCGGGCCTGTTCGACGGTGGCAAGCGGCTCGGTCGGCTCGCGCGGCACGGGCGGGGTTTCCTCACGGATCAGGCCGTTCGTCATGTAGCGAAGCTGAAGCCACGTGTCGATCAGGCCATTCAGAAAGCTGTAACGGCTCATGCTGCATCCCCTCCGATCAGGCGCATATCCTTGCCATCGCGCCCGCGCTTCGCTGCGAGCGTCCATGCTGTCGCGTTGGTCTCGGGCTTCGTGTCAGTCGGCTCGTTGCAGTGCCACAGCGAACCGGCCCATGTCACCACGTCGCCTTCCTCGTAAACGCGGCCTTCCTGATGCACGCCGCGATAGATCAGGACCGGCATCACGAAGCTGGTCGCGTCGGTGGTGTCACTTGAGCGGGTGATCCGCACCGTGAAGCCGCGTTCGCTGTCCCGCGTCACACTCACTGCGCTGATGCCATCGACCACGCAGCCCCAGCCGTGTTCGCCCTGTGTGTTCGCATAGGCCCGCCACACCCCGCCCTGATGCTGGGCGAGCGTGCCGCGCGGGTAGCTGCGGGTGAAGTCGATGGCGGGCAGTACGTCCAGTTCGTAGGCGTCCCGTCCGTCTGTGCCGTCGATGCCATCCCTCGGCGTCGGCACCTCGCGGGCTTCCAGCGTGGCAAGCCGCTCGCGGAATTCGTCCAGGGTGCCGAAGGTCCGTTCAAGCTGCCGCAGGGCGTCGGCATGCTCCCGTGTGAGACCTTCACCGGCCAGCCGCAGGGCTTCAAGTTCTGCGGTGTGATCAGGGACCACAGGCAGGCTGACAGGCTCGCGGGCTTCTAACACCCTCATGCGACCGTCGAGCGGCCCTAGCAGGCCCGCCAGATGAAGCCTGATCGCCTGTGCGATCACGTCCAGCAGTTCATTGGGAATATTCGTCACGTCACGCATGGTCGGAAAGCCTCTCAAGCAGGCGGGCGAGCCACGCCGACGCCCGTTCTTCATCGGTCTGCGTGGCGTCACCGTTACTGCCGTCCTTCGGTTCACCTTCACCGGCCTGCGGGCCGCTTCCGTCCTGCGGCAGCGGGGTCGGGGTTGGGGTCGGGGCAGGCTTCGCGAACGGGTCGTTGCGGTCCCGTTCATCGAGTGCCGCAAGTGAATAGTTCTGCTGTTGCAGGTAGGGCGTCTGACCGCCCTTGACGGGCTTCATGTTCAGCCGCCTGCGTGCCTCATTGGGTGCGACGATGCCGCCCCCTACACCGTCGCTCAGGGTCTTCATGAGGGTGGCGGTATCCATCCGAAGCAGGCCGTCAAGGTCCAGTTCGGTGCGGTACTGGACCGGCAGCGCAAGGCCTTCGTCCATGCACAGTTCGAGCGATTCGATCAATGACTGAAGGCATTGCGAATAGTAGTTCTGCGACAGGGCTTCGATGTTGTTATAGGTCGGCATGGTGCCGACGCCGATCATGTATCCCGGCACGTGGAACACACTGCACACGATTTCGCTGGTCATCTTTAGCTGGTCGATCAGTTCAGAATCGACCGCGTTCATGGTCAGCGGTTCGTACTTCAGGGCATCCCCGAGGACGGCGAGCCGCCCGCGATTGCTGCCCGTAAAGTTTTCTTCCCACTTCTCTTTAAGCCGCTTCGCCGTTTCATCACTGATCGCGCCGGGTGCAACGAGGATGCCGCCCGGTTGGGCGCCGTTCTCGAAGAACGAGGCACTGTCGTTCAGGATCGCCAGCCCCTGCCGTGCAGCGAGCGCACAGGCGAACAGGGGTGACGTACCAACGAGCGGGTGAAACAGGCAGTTCATGCGGTCGTGAATGATCTCGGTCGCCGGTACCGTCACGTCACCCTCGGGGATGCCTGCGAGGTTATCGACCGACAGCCCGTAATACACATCGCCGTCAGGTGTCACGAGCGGGCGCACGCGGGTCGGGTCCAGCACATAGAGCGCCGTCACGATGCCGCGCTGATCGCGGTCCTTCAGCACATACGTATTGCCGCGCGTGAGTTTCGACATGATCCAGTTTTCGATGAACTGGATATGGTTCTGAAACCCGTTCGGCTTGCGCAGCACAGGTGAGAAGGAAGCGCTGGTCGCTTCAGACCAGACGCCGCCCTCGTTGAGCATCAGCCGCATGGCGAGCTTGCCGATATCGGCACTGATCAGCGTAATACAGGCGTACACCGCGTGATAGGCGAGGATCGTCTCGGGGCGCAGTTCGATGTTCCGCTGCCACGCACCCGAGAACGGTTCACGCACAATCAGCGGCCACCAGCCGCCCGAGCCGAAGGGGCCGAGTGCACCGCTTCCGACCGCCTGCGCATTCATCGGCACCGAAGCACCCGGCTTCGCGGCGCGTGTGATCTCAATGCCGAAAAGTCGCATGGTCATTCGCTCCCGTCACCGTCGCCTGTGTCCTCGGCATGTTCGTCACGCCGCTTGTAGGTGCCGCCTTTCTTATCCTTGCCCTTGCGGCCCTGATCGGCATCGTCGTCAGCATCGCGGGCAGGCTTCTCGGAACGTTCGGCCTTCTCGGTCTTCTCGACCTTCTCGGTTTTTTCGACCTTGCCGTCCTTGGCGGGCTTCTCGGTCGTCTCCTTTTTCACGGTCTTGCCCTGATCATCGTCAGGCAGTTCGACACGGCCTGTCGCGGCCAGCAGCTTCGCATCGTTGTCGCTCATTTCGATTTCCTCACCGGGTTTGTATTCGCGCCGACCGTAGGGAAAACGGCGCAAGGCTTTCACCTTCATGGCACACCTCAAAAAGAAAAGGCACCCTGTGACGGGTGCCCCTGTGCGGTCAGATCATGCGGAACGTCAGCTGCGCGTGGTCGTCACCTTGCTCGCAGACTTGGTGGCGTCCGCGTCGTCGGCATTGAGCGCGGACGGTGCCGGAACGATGAAGTTGCCGCCGTAGCGTGCGCCCGAGATATAGGCGACAGCCTGATTGCGGCGGCGCTGCCAGTTGATGAACCGCTCGGCACGCAGTGCGATCATGTTGTTCTGCCACAGGCTCACGAGGTTCGCCGCACCCGCTGCCGGGGCGCTGTCGAGTTGCAGTGAGGCTTCCCGCGATGCGTCAAGCGTCACACCGCCATCGTCGGCCATCAGGATTTCCGAAGGCAGCACCAGCACCATCATCGTCGTGGCCGGGTCTGTGTCACCCGTGCTGGTGTGATGCGGCACGTTCGCAGAGACGACGACCGGCAGGCCGAAGAAAATCCCGCCGTTCATGTTGATGCCGGGGAACTCGGCCTGACCGAGCGCATTCGAGAGCATGCCAATCGAGAGCGCCATCACCGGGTCCATGATCCAGTACGCACCGCGAATGCTCATGTTTGACTGAACGAACATCGCGAACAGCGTGCCTACGTCCTGCCGCAGATCATCGGCGGTCGGACCACTGGCAACGATGGTCGGTGCGCCGTTGGTGATCGAGGCCGGATGCACGTTCGCCACCGCCGCCACAGCCGGGTCGATGAACTGCACATCAAGGAACTGTGCAATCGTTTCGATCAGGTCGCGCTGTACGATCGCTTCGGCAGAAGGATTCGAGAACCGCACCAGTTCGTCAGTCATCACAACGATGCCTGCGGCCTTGCTGAAGCCGAGCGTCACCGTCGCGAAGCCCAGCGCACTGACGGGCTTCGGCTGGCCTTCACCGACCCAGTTTGCGGACGAGCCAGAGGTCTGCGCAGGCATCTTCGTGTTAAACGGCACACGGCGGAACCCGGTGATCTGCCCCATGATGGTTTCAGGGCGCAGCAGTTCGATGAACTCGCCGGTCATGTTCTGATAGTCCACGAGCGGCGCGGCCCATGCCGGATCGGTCGTCGTGCCTGCGGCCACCGCAGCACGCAGCACGGTTTCGACTTCCGGCGTGCTGTCATGCCAGCCGCGTGCGACCTCGGCGGCCTGAAGCAGATTGCCGTGCGAGCGGGCCAGCGCAATCGCATAGCGGGTGAAGGCCGTACCCTTCGGCAGATTGCGCTGCACGGTGACACTGCGGGCACCGCCTGTGATGACGGCACCGCGAGCCGCCGCCGCGCTGGTCGGGTCGGTGACGATGATCGGGGAAGCACTGCGCACGGCCTGCGCTTCGATGGCCTTCAGGCGCTTCAGGTGATCATCAATGGACTTGATATCGGCTTCGAGTCCGTCGAATTCTTCCTGCTGTGCCGTGTCAAGGGTCGCGCCAGCTTCCGCCGAGGCTTCCATGATTTCAACCATGCGCGTGTTGGCGGTGGAGCGGCGTGCTTCAAACGCCGCGATCTGTTCCTGAATCGAGAATTTCATTTCGCACTCCGGTGAATGGTGCGGATAACGAAGGGGTCGCGGGCGCGCGAGGTCTGTTCGTGCAGTCGCACGATGTGCGATTCAGCGAGTTCGATCACGTCCGACGCCTGGCCTGTCGCGGCCCGTTCGGTTGCATCGACGCTGCGCACTACGTTGATGGTTGCTTCGCTGTTGGCCGGAATGGTCACGAGCGAGAGTTCGAGCCACTGCCATGAGAGAAAGCGCAAGCCGCCGTTCTCCATGCGGGAAAATTCGAGGGGTTTGAAGCCGATGCTTACGGCCCTGATCAAGCCGAGCTTCACCGACTCCCATGCTTCGTCAAGGCGGTCCTTCAGTGGTCCCGGTGTGTCGGAGTTCATGATCCGGGCCTTGAACGGAATCGCATCCTTTGACGGCTTCGCGAACTCCACGTGACCTACAGGCGAGTCGGCGCGGTGCTGCCACAGCAGGGGCATCGGGATTGCGTACTTCGCCCCGAGCGGTTCCACGATGTCGTCATAGCTGTCCGGTGCCGGTGTCGATGCAATGCCTTCGATCACGCGGGCGTCGTCGTCCGTGCTGCGGATCGTCAGCAGCGTAAATGCTCGTTTCATGATGGAAGCCCCTACAGGAAAAAAATCTGGTATTCCGGTTGACGCTCGGTAGCACCTGCGAGCGCAAGTGCAACGGCCATCGTCAGGGCGACCAGTCCGTCAATGCGGCCAGTCGCCTTGCGTTTGTTGAAAATGCGGTTGTTCTTCGGGTCGGTCTCGGTGACCGCACTTGAGACGTTCCACCGAAGGCAGGGATTCCATGCGACCCGCAGCTTGCGGTCGAACACAAGCTGTTCCATCAGTTCGATGGAGCGGGGCATCCACAGGCCTGACTCCGCGGCGCGGTGAAAGCCTTGCCCGTGCGGCACGAGCTTCAGTGACAGGGCAGCGTCGTCAAGGTCTTGTTCGAAGTACTTGATGCGGTACGGGTCGAACGCAATGCCGGTGATCGTCAGCACGGCATCGAGTTCTGCGAGCCGCGTCACCACGTCGCCATAGTTCACGGCGCGGCCCTTCGATGCATGCATGAAGCCTGCCTTGACCCATACCGGGTACGGCACATGGTCACGCCGTGCACGTTCCTCGATAGTTTCGTCAGGTGTCCAGAAGTCCACCAGGGCATCAACGCTGCCATCCTCCTGCACACAGGCAGCAGCGAGCGCGGTGAGGTCGCGCGTGCCGGACAGGTCAAGCCCGCAGAGAACTTCGCGGCCTGTCATGCGCTCGATCAGCGCATCACGCTCACTGAGTGCCTGTGTGACGACCTTCGCCCACAGTCCTGCACCTTCAGTCTGCGGGGCCATCTGCTGCACGAGCGTCGGTGCGCCGACCTCGCAGCACGTCCACAGGTCGGTACTGATCCACGGATCAGCAGCATCGACCCACTGGCAGAAATTCAGCCGGCGCACGGTCGATTCAAGCGAAGGCATGCCGCGAGCCTGCCGAACCTGTTCTTCAAGGTAGGACCGCTGGATGGTCTGCCCGAGTGACGGGTTCGCCTTCACCCAGCACGCTTCGTCCTCGAATGGGTCGTCGCCTTCATCAAGCGAACAGATGAAGGAAAAGAATGCGTCGTCGTCAAGCTGCTGCGCGGCGATCTTCTGCCCGTACTCGTGCTTCTCGTAGCAGAGCGACGTGCGATCAAAGCCTGAATTCGTGATCATGAAAATGAGCGGCTGGCGGCGTCCTTTTTTCCCGGCCTGCATCATGTCGATAACGGTGCGATCCTTGTGTTCGTGAATCTCGTCAATGAGTGCACAGTGAGGACGCGGACCCGACTGGCCGGTGCTGTCACTCGCAATCGTGCGGAAGAACGAAGCCTTCGCGATGTAGGCGAGATTGAACGTGCGCTCGGCACGGCCTGACTTCGTGATGCGGGCAGTCAGTGCCGGTGACAGATCGACCATTGCCACGGCATCACGAAACAGGATTTGCGCCTGTTCCTTTTTCGTCGCGGCGGCATACACCTCGGCGCGTTCCTCGTTGTCCGACACGAGCATGTACAGGCCGACACCTGCGGCAAGCGGTGACTTGCCCGAGCCTTTCGCAGATTCGATATAGGCCTCGCGGAAGCGCCGCGAGCCGTCCGCACGCTTCCAGCCGAACAGGGAGCCGACGACGAAGCCTTCCCACGGCAGCAGGCCGAACGGCACACCCTCAAACTCACCGCCGTTCAGCCGCAGCACGTCAGGGTAAAAATTGATGACCCGCATCGCGGCTTCGATATCCCACTTCAGCCCACGGGCCTTGCCGTGCTTCAGGTCGTGCAGGTGTCGGCGGCAGGCGGCACGCACGTCGGGGCCTGCCACGATCTCACCGTTACTGACGTCCCGCGCGTACTGCGTGACAGGATCACCGCCCGCGTCAGAAGTAGGCTTTTGCGGGGTCTTTCTGATCATCAGGATTCACGCGGATATTGGCGCGTGCCGAAGGTGACAGGCCGAACTCGGCGGCAAGGTGCACGTACTGATACGCGGCACGGTTCGCGGTGCCGATCAGCGGGTGCTGTATCCAGTTCCCGTTGGTCGTCTTGTAAAGCAGGGGACGGCCCATCTTTTCGAGCGCTTCCTCGGCATCGACCCAGCGACCGTAGGCGGCACACACTGCGGCGAGTGCGCCGCGATCCAGATGCGTGAGAAGGCCGAGCATGAACAGGTGGGCCGAAAGGCGGTCCCACTCGGCACGCGCAGACCGTGAGAGGTGGGTCGGCGGATCGGGTATCGCGAGGTCGGGCTTCGGCTCGTACGGGTTGCGGTTCTTATGCGTCGTGCCTTCGATGACTCGCAGGTGCGTCGGCTTACGTGGAACTGTGCCGCGACCTTTTCGCTGGTTTCCTGCCATGTTTCACCGTTTCGAGTATGGAGCGTGAGGGTCGGTGTTGCGCCGCCGCTGTACCGGTGGAACCGGTCATCGCCTGCTTCTCACGCGTGATTGAATCGGCCTGCTGTTTCGGGTACGGCTTGGCGAGCGGTGCGACCTGTGCCCGCATGTCGTCATCAAGCGGCAGGACATAGCGGTGCTTATCGCCGCCGTCGATGCGGGTTGCTGCCGGGTCTACATTCGCGATCAGCCACTTCAGGTTGAAACCGGTGCGACCGTATCGGCTGCTGGCGGTCTTGCCGTGCAGCACTTCGCCATGAACGACGACGCGCGTTGTCTTGCCGACGCCGGTATAGGTCCAGCCCATCGCCTGATAGATGCCGCCGTGATGGCCCTGCATCGTGTCGGCGTAGGAGACGATCAGCCGCAGTCCCGGCGAGGACTTGCGCAGGAAGCGGATCGCGAGCATGACGATCCGCGACACGGGGGTGCGGTGGTCCCGCAGTGCGACCCGTGAGAGTTCGCACACCTCGGTCTGTGTGAGGCCGAACGGATTGCCGATGTGACGGTTCGCACCGCGACTGAAAAGCACGATGCCGATAAACCGGTCACCTTCCCATGCACCGACCTTCACGTTCGTGCCGACCGGGACCGAGCGCGAATAGTGCCAATGTCCGCAGGCGTACTGAACAGCGTCGTCGGTCGCCCAGTCCACCCGCAGGGCAGTTTTCGCCGCTGTCGGTACCGGCACCTGCACGGGCGAATTCATGGCCTCGGCACCTCACCGCCGCAGTGCGGGCAGATGATCGGCTGAAGCTGTGAGAGGTCGCCCGAGTCACCCGCGCTGCCGGGGCCAAAATCGCCAGCCTTCGCCAGTGCGTCCATCTCGTCGTTCGTGAAGCCAAGCAGGCTCAGATCGAACTTGTCGGCGGACAGGGCATCGAGTTCGACCGCGAGCAGTTCGTCATCCCATGACGACTCGGCCAGCCGGTTATCAGCGAGGACGTAGGCGCGGCGCTGTGCGTCAGTCCATCCCTTCGCGACCATCACCGGCAGGCGCTTCCAGTCGAGTTGACGTGCGGCCATGACACGGCCATGTCCCGCGATGATCGTGCCATCTTCAGCGGCCAGTACGGGCATCGTGAAACCCCATTCACGCATGCTTGCGGCGAGCTGCGCCACCTGCGTGGGTGAGTGCTGTTTCGCATTGCGTGCGTAGGGAATCAGCTTTTCGATATCCCATAGCTGCACCTTCGCTGCGGGCCAGTTCGGTCCATCAGTTTTTGCAGGCTGGGTCATGGTCAAATCCTATGGAGGCAGGCCCGGCGATAGAGCGGATTTCTGAAAATAAATGTGCTCACGGGGTGTCCTGCGAAACGGCGAAAAACTTCAAAACACCCCCCACCGACCGTTCCCCGAGCGCCGATGCCTGTGCGTCAGCGGGAGCGCGGCGGCGGCGGCTCAATGAGTGACCCGAACACGTCGCAGCCACCGGCACGCAGTCCTGCATCGGCACGGGTCTTCGCTTCGTGACACGGCACACATAGCGATTGCAGGTTGGCAGGGGCATCAGTGCCGCCCTTGAACAGTGGCTTGATGTGGTCTACCTGTGAGGCCTCAGTGACGAAACCCTTCGCCATGCAGTGAGCGCACAGAGGATGCATACGAAGTTGGCGTTCGCGTATGCGCATCCACTTGCGGCCACGGGTGCGCTGTACAGGGGGCAGTGTCACGGCACCTGTGACCCGCTACAGGTGACGGTCTGCACCTCTGATGCACCTGTGCCGATCCGTTGGGCCAAGGTCTCAAGCACATCAGGACCGCACTGCATATGGGCGAACTGGATACAGCCAGCCAGCAGGGGCAGCACGATCAGGACAAGCAGCAGGAACAGCACACAGGCAGCAGGTTTCATGGCTTCACACCCTGTACACAATTTCGTTTACTTTGTACACATTCCCGTTTACACTGGCCTTCCGTTGTAGATGTTCTGATTAACTGAGGAAGCCGAATGAAAGTTGTTTTTGCCCTGGCCGTTGCTGCATCCCTGAGCGGGTGTGCGGCCTTCTGTAATTCAAACGATGTTGGCTGTATCAACAAGGCGAACGCCATCAGTGCAGGCATTGCCGCAGGTTCGGTCGCGGTACTGGCCGGTGCTGCTGCTGCCGCTGCTGCCGCCCGTCCTGTGTATGTCGAGCCTGTGTATGTCGTGCCTGTGCGCCGCTGCTACTACGGCGGTTACTGCTACTGATCGACCTTTTACTGTCACTGCTTAATTAAGGAAACCGAATGAAACTTTATGAACTGATGGACCTGCTGAAAGACCTGCCCGAAGACACAGAAGTGCGCTTCGCCCATCAACCCTCATGGCCGTTTGAACTGTCCATCTCTGAAGTCGTGATGACAGGTGAAAGTGACGATGACGAAGGTCAGGACTCACCGCCTGTCGTCTATCTGGTCGAAGGTCAGCAGCTTGGCTATCTGCCCGGTGAAGTCAGCAGCGCAATCGGCTGGCGCTAAACCTTTTCATCGAACTTTGGAGAATCCCTCATGCCACCCGTATCCGGTACTGCTGTCGTCATCTTTCTGATTTACTTCCTGCCCGCCATCGTCGGTGTGTGCCGCAAGCGGAAGAA